AGTTGTTGGCATCTGCGCCAATGACGGCCCATGTGCCATCTTTGATACATTTAAGATGTACCCAACCCCAACTTGCTGCAGACTGCCGAATTGCCACGGTACTCAACGCAATACCATTGGACCCCAATAACACAACCCCGGAAAAACCATCATTTCCAGAAGCATGAATGTGTAAACTGGCATTTGCTCCAGCCGCATTTGTAAATGCTAAAAACAAAGTCTGTCCCGTGAGGCCAGAATGTAATCTACATGACCCATTTGTCATTGTGTTGGTACAACTAAACAGAACAACCCCGTAATCTGATGGAATGACCGGAGCAGCACTTCCACCAGCGTCAGAAAGTACCGTGGACCCAGTGGAAAGATTTGTCCATGTTAATTGTTGAGTTGACCGGAGAATTGCCTTCAAGTTTGCCCCCGTGAGATTCAAAGAACCGACATAGAAAGCAAAGGCATCATCCAAATCAGCAGCCCCCCCACTTTCTCCAGTAATTTGTCCCCCGTTTGCAATCACCAGTTCATCACCACCTTGTTTGTGGTATATTTTTTGATTATTGTATGTGTCGTCTGCCATTGCTATCTCTCCTTTTATTCTCCTGCCCCCACATTACATAGGGGCAGGGAAAATTACATTATAGAACCTGTGGCTCAGATACCGGCCAATTTGCCGGTTTGCCAAGAACCGCTACAGCCCCAATTGAATATGTAGACGGAGCACCAACTTCAGAAATCCTGATTCGTGTCCATCTCCGGGGACCAATATATCCAACTACATATGTCTGGCTGGCAAAACTGGTCACTGAAGCAATACTCTGGAAAATACCAGAATTCAGTGTACTATATGCCCCGGCAGTACCCACCACTGAATGAAGCATCTGGCTGGGATAAACTTCTGAGAAGTTTACAGAACCATCCGCATCAGAATTGGCATGTTCCAACATCAATTGAAATCTGTTGTCTGCGGAAAGTGCTCCACCACCAGTGGCTGTCCCTACATTGACAACAAAAGTGATTGTCTCAAATCCCTTTGTGTCGACAGAAACACCATTAGTGGCTCCTCCAGCAGCTACGTCCTGCGGTTCAAGAGCTTGAAAAAACTTGAACCCACTATATCCATCACGTTTATTTACACCTTGTTCTGGCATGTTCGTCCTCCTTTATTATACTGATATCACGCCAATTTTAATGGCATCAAAATTTACAACGTCCCCACCAACCCGCTTTCTGGTGTAGAACTCCACAAGGGGCTTCACTGTGTACGGGTCACGTTGGATGGTAATACCAAGACGGTCAACAATTACATAAGCCTCTTTCCAATCTGCCAAGGCCACGGCCAATGCACCTGCTGCAACTGTCGGCATGGTAGTGGACATACGTACCGGAATGCCCAGTATTGATGACCCCGGATCAGCTGCCATCATAGACGGCTTCCATATGTAATTTCCTGTGCCGTCTTTGAGCTTCATCGCAGACGCCACAGTAGACCTGTTCATTAGCCATGCCAGAGAGGCAGTAAGGTATTCTTCCTGCAGTGAATATTTAATATCCACGAATCCATCAGCAGTAAGAGCCGCAGCTGCACCCATATTCACCCTTTGAATAGTCCCATAAGTAGTGCCGTTTCCATAATCCAGAAAACCACGGGGCTTACCAACGCCATCTCCGGAAACAAACGCTGCACCTTCAATACGGGCAAACCGATTTGCAACTTTGTCTGCTAGCCAATTCTGGATATTGATGCCAGAATCCTCTATGAGCATTTGGGTTGCTCTGGGTTTTGCATACATAGTAAAGGTTGTTATTTCCTTTGACTTGAATTTGGGAGTTCCTGTTTCTGCCCCTCCAACAGACTCGCTTTCCCAGCCATAACTGGCTTCATCCCAGTCAACCATAAATTCAATGGACCGGCTGGAAATATTCTCTACAGATGCTAATTGGCGTATGGGGTCAGACTCAAACATTTTTTGAATAATTCTTGATCCCATAATTGTAGGGACTGTGTATCCGCCATCTGGGTCAGAACCAATCATCATGGCCTTGTGCTCTTCTACCGCCATTTGACGCTCATCCCCTTTCCTGCGAATAAAGCCTTCAAATGCTTTCTGGTATTGCGCATATGCCTCAATGTTAATATCCATTTTCTCAACACGCTCATGTGCAGCACTTCCCTCTTTGAGACCAAGAGAAGCAATGAAAAAGTCTTTTGCTTCTTTTTCCAGAGAACTGCCATCACCCTGATTGCCGACTCCTCCCGGACGTTTCAGGGCCACTTCAAGCTGGTCAATTCTGGAATTGAGTTCTGACTGGGCTTTTGCCTGTTTCTGGTCCAATTCATCCTGACGAGTGGACACCGAAGTAGCAAATTTGTCAATGCGCTCTGTTAACAGAGCATCATCCACTTTTTCACTTATAAGTGTTTTCAGCTCGTGATATTCATTGTTCAGTTTTTCAAGAACTCCCTTTGTGTTCTCTCCCATATTCTGAACTTCAGTTTTTACAGCCTGAATAATTTCTTCATATTTTTCGGGCATGTCAAATTTCCTCCTGTATTAAAATATACTGTTTACTTTCAATAAAATATTTGTCTGGCAATATTGATACCAGCCAATTCTGCATTCCATTTTTTAAGGTCCATGTGGAGTGCAGTTAATGGGTCAATCACGATTTCATCTGGGTTTGTTGCTTCCCGCAAAGAACCCCGACAGAGGGAGACCACATATTGAGCTTCACTTTTTGTGAGTCCTGCATCCCGCAGTGCTCGTTCAAGTTCTCTGGGCGTTTGGGCCTCTCTCATTTCCTTCACTGATGTAATGGTCGCCCTTGTATTCATAGGAAATGTTACTGGGGATATTTCCCACAGCTCCACCTCCTTGAGATAGCGTATTTTCTTCTTGTCGTCAATTTCCTTTAATGTGGCATCATACCCCATAGACAGTCCCTGAAGTGCACCCATTTTCATAAGTATTCTGGCGTCATGGCCCAACTGAGTATCCACGGCAAGCTGTCCCACAGTTTTAAGTCCATTCTTGTCTTCTGCCAATTCCTTCCACACACCAAGAGGGGCATGAAAATCATGCTGCCACAGCATTGCCACACCGGTCCCATTCCGCCCACCTTTTTTTAAGGTTTTGGAAAAAGCCCCTTCCATAACCACATCCCCCCCCGCATCTGGGGGTCCGCCAAAGGTTGAGCCATACCCCTCAAAATATCCTGACTCATCCAAACTCTCTGCCTTCATTTCAAAAGGCACGTTCAACAGTTCCATTTCTCCACCTCCATTATGCTCCACGTTGATACAACACAACACATCTGCAATTGATAACATTCTTTGCTGACCCAGACGGATCACCCGGATAGTTCAATAATTCTCCCCATATCTCAAAATCCTCATCCATCCCCACAATCTGCTCAACTGCATGATATGGTCTGGTACGGCTGTCCATGCTGCTGGACCATTCCTTTGTCATACGGACTCGGCTGGACCGGATAGCATGGTGATATCCCCCAACTGCAGCGGTGTGTGTTTCTGTCCGGGCAATGGTTCTGGCCCGGCTGGCATTCATAATTACTTTCATACCTCTGAGTTGTCTTACAATATCCGCATTTGTTTTGCCCTGAGTCATCATTGAATTTATTGTATGGGCAATTATGATTTTTGTAGTCTGGGTCACGTGCTGTACCATGGTAGCGGTCCGGGTCATAGTAAACAAACTCACCCAACGATAAAACGCATCATGCATAGGAGTATTTATTTCCGGACTGGATGCCCCCTTGACAATATCCTGCTGGTCCAAATCAGTCCATGCCTGTCTGGCAAAATAGTAAGCAATGTCATACATCCATGCCTGAGCATTACGGGCAAACTTTTCTGAATTGAGGGCATCTTCTGGGGTCAATTCCCCGGCCTCAAATGCGGCAATTATCTGATCAATAAATTGGTCCATGTATTTTTTAATGTCCTGATACCATCTGCGTTCATATACGGCCATTCTCCGGATAAAATCACGTCTGGCCAATGTCTTTGCTGTCGCAGTTCTGACATTAAGCATTGTCATATCAATATCCCCTGATATAGGCCCGTGCTTCGGCCTCAGTCATTCCAGTAGTTGCCATCAATTCTTTCACCGCATCTCCATCTGTTTTGGTCGGAGACTCACCCGTGCCGTCACTCAGTTCCCCTGCCATGTTCAGTGGGATCATACCCCCATTTATCAGTATTACGTCACCGCCCTCAACTTCAGGCAATCCAACCAAGGCCCGTTTTTCATTAATCTTTAAAAAATTACTTTCCTGCGCCATCTTCCATAGAGATTCACGTTTTGGGGCCAATGCAGCGACATTATCTAATGAATAATCCAGATAATTATCAGAATTACCCATCAACCAGTTTGTCAATTCTTGTCTAAAATATTCTAAGTAATAAATCACAGTATCTTCCCAAAATGCCTGTCTGGCTTCTTTGTAATTAGAATAAGTATTGTCACCCGGTATACCCAACAACATTGGTGGTACTCCATATGCAAGAGCAATATTCCGGGCTAATTCTCTCCCTCCCTCTACAAATTCAAGGTCCTTAGGGCTATATCCATATGGTTTTACATCTGTGCCTTTATCTCCCTCAACAATGATATGTTTCCCAACATTCGCAGAACCAGCATATTCCTCATGCAGTCTTTTTTCCAATCTGTCATATTGTTGATCAGTCAAAAACCCATTAACCATAAACATCATACCGGGGCGACCTTCATTTTCCAACAGTGCTTTATTCCATTTTGTAGACTCATTATGGGTATCAATTTCACGAGCAGCCGGTTCTGTAGGAGAAGCCCCCCAGAAATCATCTACCGGGTTAAAATCTTTGGTGTGAAGAATATTACACTCACCGGAAATCGAGTCACGTTCAAATACAACATTCAAAGCACCCACACTATATTTATATCCTTTAATAACACCATTTATTGTGTCAGTTAAAATTTGCATCCTATCGGGACGCAAGGCATATATTTCTCGTGGAATTTCTTTATTTGGTCCTGTATCTGGAGTAATTTTTTCAAAAAAAGAATTGCCAGACAAACAAAGAAATGCCGTTGCCCGAAGCATCATATATGACCATGATTGATTCACATTAGCTCTTGTTAGAACTGGTAAAAATGGATGCTCTACAGCTTCAAGTATTTCATTATCTTTACCTTTTAAATAAATGCCCCAAGGCACAGAAGAAACAGCACGAGCGATTTTCAATATACAGGCAAAAGCAATTACATTCTTTAGATACGCTTCTTTGGCAAAGTTCTCATAATCATTGGGAGTCCAAACAGCACCACCAGTACCCGTCATGATCACTTGAGTAGTCCGAGACTCTTTGCGAAAAAATCTGGCAAAAGGATTCTTCACCGCTTGACCTCAACTTTCACATTGGATTTGTAAGAACAACCCAGACCACCGGGGCCAGTCAAATTCAATCCACCCAGTATGAGAGTGATAAATATCCCCACCGTGATTAATATGATGGCAACCAATATGCAAAGGTTCTTAAAGACCTTTTCACTGGAAAAAAATTCCTTCACTGACCGTATGATTTGTGCAATTCTGGATTCTTCATTTTGCTGTCTTGTCATCCCTACTCCTCCACATTAAAAATTTATCCCACAAAACAATTTTCCGCCACCACAATTCAACCCATACCCTATTTGGGAATGTTTTGATTTTCCACCACAATGACATTTCCAGGTACTGACTTTCAAGCAGGTCCATTAAATTATATTTACTCATTTTTCATTCATCCATGATATGCATTCCCTGAAGGTCATGTCTGCTGGTCGTTTATTGGTACAATATTCGAGCCTTTCAATTCTGCGCTTTTCTTTCATAGTGTCCCGACATGCTTCTACCAGAGGAACCACAATAGATTTGTCCAGATTCTTTTGATTTTTGTGAATCATGTATGCCGTCACATAACATTCTTCACAAGCAAAGTCTGCTCTGTTTGGAGCGCACTGGAAAGACACACAGCCAAACAACATACAAAACAGGGCGGACAACACCACTACTACTAAAGCAATAACTTTTTCTTTTGTTGAAATTATCATAACTCCTCCACTACAATAGCATTTATACCCTTCCCATTTCTGAAATAATTCAATGGGTACCGTACAGCCCTACCATCCGCATCATACATAGTCAAACCAGCATGCTGGGGATATCCTTCTTTGGCATTCCCATATGGATCATGGACAATCAAAGTCCGGATAGATGAAATGCAATACCCCACTACACAAACCACATGAGCACCAACACGGGAACTGGATTTGAAATTTCCCCCCAACACCACAGGAAAATTTTTCTCAATAGACTGAGTTATTTCCTCATAATCAACTACTTTATGAATCAATTGAAATCCAAGGGACTTGACCAGACTACTCCCAACATATGCCTCAACCTTGTAAAGTTCTCTGGGATGATATTTACCAATTAGGTTGGCCATTTTATATCTGACCATCCATGTCTTTGTTTCCGGACCAGCCAAAACCTGATTCAACCAATCCTCAATTTGAGTCCCACCCGGTACGCCAATTTGTTCAGGAATTTCCCCCTTTAACTGTAACAGCCAATCTATCAACATAGCCATAGAAGTAGGAAAGCATGAATACAGTGGACTGATTTTATTGTCCCTCTGACTAAAATAAGTAACTGACAATTCTTTCAATATCATTTCACATACTCCTCTCTGGACCCCAATGTGTTGGCCTGAAAATGAATATCAAATTCCAACAATGCGGCATCGTGTTCATATGTATCTGAAGCATGGGCTGGGTCTCTGAACAATCTACAAATTAACATGCTGCTTAATTGCGCCCCTGCCCCCGATATTTCCGGGAACTCTGCCAGTTGGTGTTTCCAAGCAACTCCTGATGTAGCATCAACAATTTCTATTGGAGTGACTGGAGAAAATACTGCACCAAGGTCCTGCCAAGCATATTCCAACTGCCAAACTACATTTCCTGCGTCCGTCGTGGTTGGAGTCCAATGCACATGTGGGCACAGATTAGTTCCAAGTTTATAGCTATGGGGAATTTGCAGGGCAAAATAAACCTGATTGACCGTCACCCCAGTCCCCGTAAACTGATATGCCAGTAATCCCCCAGAGGCCCCAAATGCCAACAATGACGGGGCATTGACATTCTTGTCAAATGAATTCCCACTAACCCGCAAGTCATCCCAAACAGTGTCATACAATTCAAACTCTCCTACATATACTGCTAGTATGCCATTTCTGATAATATTCATATTAATCAAAAAACTCCTGAATAGAAACTGTCAATGTATGAAATGTCAAAACACTATTCAACACATCAGAAGACACCACCAACTGAACTCCATCCCCTCTTTCCAACTCAACTACCAAACTTGCACTCAATGTATACAATTCATTTATATTCTTCAAAAAGGTAGTCACAATTCCCGGAGTCTGAATTACCCCATTCACTTTACTACCTATAGAAACTGTAGCACTGGCCTTGTCTGAACTACCACTACCTTGTCCAGCAACAATAAAATATTGCTTTTTGGTCCCCATATATTTAATTGCTGGAGTAGCCACTAATTCAAAATCACAAATGGGGCATTTACAAAATTACCAGATATTGGATACCAATCCCCAGCAACTACAATGTTCGTGGTACTGGGAACAGATAAGTACGCAAACACCCCACAACGTTTTCCCGTGATGTATCCATTTGCAATAATGTCCAGTTGGCCATTCCGCAAAATATTCATCTCATCCTACCACTGCCCACCCAATTGCCTGAATACCGATCATATTTGCGGCAGAGGTGGACAACTCAATTACCAAATTGTCCGTGCTGTGGAAAAATATCGGGTCACTGTAATGAACAAACAAATCCTGTACCCCATTCATCGCATATGAAAGCAATGTAACATTGTAGGCAGAACCCAACTGGGCATCAGAAAGCCGAATAACCAAATATTGAGCAGATGCAAAAGCCACAGAGCAATGAACTCTCAATTCCCGAAGTTTAATGGGGGTCCCAGCAGCAATAGTGTCCTGCCATAAATCAGTTCCTGCCGTTGCCGGGTCAGCTGCCTTATAAAAGTCAAAGTCCCACCATCTCTGTGAATCCATGTACTTTTCTGAAAATGACATTGATTTGTCCTCCTATTTATGATGAATGATATGATCTTGTAATTGTTGTTCCAATCGGCTTAACCTATCACTCATGGTATTTCTACTTTCATACAATTCCCGATCTGATTCACGTAACTCATCACGATACTGCTGAACTTTATCACACACATTCTGGACCCCCCTTGCTCCATGGTTGAATTTGTCAGTACATGACTTTTCTCGGTCGACACATCGTTGAGACAGGGTTCTGAGTGTATTGAGGAAAACAAATCCAATGAGCAGGAAAACAATCTCAACCCAATCATTAACACTACTAATATCAATGCCCGCTTGTATAACATTCCACATGATTCCACCTCTGCCCAGTATTTCATATCACCCTCACTCTGATCCCTGTTGGAGACCCAGCTATTTTTTGAAATCCCCCGGAGGTAGCATCAATCTGGTCCTTGAACTTTCCATCTGGGAACAATTCCGCCTCCTCCAAAAAATCTTTATTCCATGACCCACTCAATAGCAAAATATTTCCTGCTTCAGCTTGAGACGAAAGAGGGGCAGCCCTTTGTATTTTATTCCCGGTCACTTTATCTGCCTGAAATGCATATTGAGGCAAAACAGTTCTACGATAATGGTCAATAGTATTGACTCCAGAGCTGCCCGGCTCCTGTTCCATATAAATAGGCACACTGATTCCATCCAATTCTGCGGTTTGGGCAATAACTGCTTCCACCACTCTGGGAGTTTTCCGAAACCTGATTATAGACTCAATTATATATCTGTAGTCCTCCAACTGACTAATTTTAACCCCTGCTGTGTAAGCTGGCTCATGCCCTGATTTTCTCGGTTCAGTGGCTGCTAAATCCCAATACCGCACAGATGATAATACCCGTCCTGGAATTTCAGGGACTATTTTAAACCATGATCTATCAAACATTCTGCCCTTCTCTCTAATATCCCAGTCTCCATTTAATAATTGTGCTCTGGTCACCGGGTCAAGATGCATTAATGATTTTGTATATTCTTCATAATTTAAAGCAGGGTTGTCTGTTAATCCAGCAGGGATAAATACAGCTTCGGAGTCTCTTGTTTCCGGGTCAATATATTTAGTTTTTATTTCAGAATGTGAAATACCTCCGGGATTACTTGCCATTCTAAAACGTAATGGAATTGACTTATATTGTTCATAATAATATTGAAGCTGATTTTCACTAATACCACTAAATTTTGGTAAACTATATAATTCTTTTAAATAGGCATCTGGAGTCTTTCTTCTGAGCCTGGAAAACAAATACATGATCTGATTCCAACGCAGATCCCCAGCTTCATCGGGACCAATAAATTGAAACTCAGATGACTTATAATTTAAATGATCTTTAGGACCATCTAAATATCCAAATGTAATTGTAGCCCCAGATGGGAAGCGGTATGTCTTCGATTCACCATCCCATCTTGCGTCTGTTCCAGATAACCAGCTATCGGCCCGGTCAAGTAATGCTCCAGACATAGTTAAATTTTTATAAGTATCTCGAAGTAGTAAAGCAGAATATCCGGGAATATCCACATACTGAAGAGCAGCCATAAGCAGTGCATCACTCTTACCACCACCAGCAGCACCACCATAAAACGCTTCCAGACAATTTAAAACCAGAAATGCCTGTTGCTTTATAGACGGTGTATGTGGTATATACTTTGTCATTTTAGGTACTAACAAGTTTCTTAGTTGTAAAAGTTGGTTTGTATCTAACTTGTAATTCAAAATAATACCGACCATTAACCGCTAATGAGTTTGTATATCGTCAATTGTAGATTTGCACTGCAATAATATATTTGCTACAGCTTCTATCTGGTCCTGATTACTCATAGATTCATTTATTTTTATGGTATTGTCAATCTGATTTTCTCTGTCGCTATCAAGCATAGTTTTTAATGTTGATATTTCTATCTTATCTACTATACCAAGAGTTTTATACCTCATCTTTTGTAATCTTTCCAATGACTGAACAAAAGTTGCAACTTCAATTGGCTCAAGATCGGCCCTTATAGACCATTCCCCGGTTTCTATATCAACTACTCCAACTAATGATTTTATTATATGTTCAACATTAGAATATAATTCTATTTCGTGGGTTTTTAAATCGATGATTTGTTTTATAGATTGGTTTAAAATATTTTCGTGGACACTAATTGACTTCTGTTCATTAAATTCCTTTCTTTGTTTTACCCATCCCTCTGCAGATCCCTTCCTCTCAATTACTCTTTTAGCAATATTATATTTTTTTGATAAATCACTATAAGTTATAGTAGAACAAACATAATCATCCCTGATTTGTTCCCATATAATAGACCCTTTTGTGTGATTTTGCTTTCCCTGTCCCATACTACTAAATAAATATGAGACACTAAATAATTAATTATTTTTATCATTTAAATCATGCCATAATAACGTCATACAATTCCATGTAGCATGGGTCGAATGAAATAGTCCTGATTCCGGGTCTAATAATTCCCCCCTTTCTCTTGCTACCAAATGACGCATTAAAGCAGCAAAATACCTATTTTCTTCAACACCTATCCATTTATTGGGACCATATTTCTGCGCACCAAAAGTATAAACTTCAGCAATTTTTTCTATGACATCCCATGGCACTAAATCCCATCTTATTTTACCATCATCATATTTGATGCCGGGTAAACTTGAAATCTTTAAATTATTTTTTATAAAATAAAATATTACTATAGCTGATAAAAAACCAAATAACCAACTAACCATACACATTATCATTATATTATAATTCATTTTTTATCACCATTTTCCAAAATTTTTCTTACAGGATTTTCTATGTCTAATCTAATCTGTTGTATGTCAGCGGCACCCCTAACAACAGACTCGGATATATTATTTAATACTTGCTGAACTTTTAGTACTATTTCTTGCGCTTTAATCATTTTTGTGTTTGCTATTCTGTCTTTTTCTATGGCGGCAGTCTTTTGTTTATTTATAATCTTGTACTGATTCTCTAATGTATTAATTTCTGATTTTAATTCTATTATTTTTAATTCATAAATATTA